TAGGAAAGGTCAAAGTAACACAACAAACTCGTTCAACAATTGCAGCACAAAATTTTAAACCTAAACCAAATGTAAGTTTGAGTGAAGTTACTGATGTGGATACTATTGGTGTACAGGATGGTTTTGCTTTGATATACAACTCTGCGACAAATAAATACGAAACAAGAGCTCTATCTAATGTGTCAGCAACAGTCACACAAATAACCGGAGGCACCTTCTAATGGCCAACACAGTAATTCAACTAAAAAATTCTCAAGTAACAGCTGCGCCTTCTGCATTAAACATTGCTGAACCAGCTTATTCATATTCAAGTAACACATTCTTCATCGGTTCACCAGCTGGCACCGGTTCAATTGCTATTGGTGGTAAGTTTTACCTTGACCAACAACAAATAATCTTTGATCGTGGCAACTCTGCATTCGCTGGAGCTAATTCTGCTGGGTCATATGCTAATGCAGCCTTTGCAGCTGCTAATAGTGCAGTCGGTGCAGCTTCCGCATCCGCATATGCGAACGGTGCCTTTTTACAAGCAAATGCGGCCTTCACCGTTGCTAATAATGCATTTACAAGTGCCAATGGTGCGATTGTATTCAATACGGCTAATGCTGCATTTCTAGCTGCTAATGCTGCAACAGCAACCGATACAACACAGAACAATAGCATCACTGCTGCATTCAATACGGCTAATGCTGCTTTTCTAGCTGCTAATGCTGCAACAGCAACCGATACAACACAAAATAATTCCATTACAGCTGCGTTTACTCGTGCTAACAATTCTATTAATGCAAACACCGGTGGTACAATTACTGCTGACTTGGTTATTACTGGTAACTTAACAGTTTCAGGTAATACAACTTTTGTTAATTCACAAACACTTACTACACAAGATTCATTAATTCGTCTTGCTAATAACAACATTGTTGGTGATGCAATTGATATTGGTTTCTATGGTTCATATAACTCATCTGGTGTAAAATATACTGGTCTTGTAAGACAAGCTGGTGCTCAGTTTTTCTTGTTTAATAATATTACTTCAGATCCAACAACAAACGTACTTGCTACAGGGTCTTTGACTCCTGCTAATACAGGTACATTGACTGCTAACTTAACTTCATACTCAGTTACAATTAATGGTCAAGACATAAATCAGTTTGCAACAAATGCTTTCACGCAAGCAAACACAGCTGCAACAAACGCATTAAGTGCTGGTGCATATGCTAACGGCGCCTTTGCGGTTGCTAACTCAGCCACAACAACTAATACAACACAGAATAATAGCATCACAGCTGCATTCGCTGCTGCTAACTCTGCTGGGTCATATGCTAATTCGGCCTTTACTGCTGCTAATTCTGCTATAAATGGAATTAACACTACACAGAACAATAGTATTACTGCGGCCTTCGCAGCAGCTAATGCTTCATTCTTGGTTGCAAACGGTGCCGCTTTTGTTGCTAATACTGACTTCACAGGTCTATCAATTACTGCTGCTAACTTTGGTACTGTGGCTGCGGTTGCTTCATTTAGAGTTGAGGCAAATGGTCGTATCAGTTCTGCTAACAACACAGCAATTGCAATTGATACTGCGGCAATTACATCTGGTACATTAGGTGTTACAAGAGGTGGTACAGGTGCCGCTACGTTTACAAATAATGGTGTTCTGTTAGGTCAAGGCACATCAGCTTTCAGTACTGCATCATCTTCAACAGAAGGTCATGTGTTAACAATCAATGCATCAGGAGTACCAGCCTTTAGTCATTTGTCTGGAGGCTCGTTCTAAATTATTATCGTGAATAGGAGATATTATGAGTGTGGAATTTTCAAATGCTTACCAAGAAGTTCTGCTTGAGAACTTAGATTCAATCCTCAAGCAGAATTTTATGTTTCAAGCAAGATTAAAATTGCTTGAAAGGCAAACCGCTTCGCAAGCGGAATTACAAGCAAAATTAGATGAATTAACGGTTAGACATCAAGATGTTTTAGGACAAGTTGGTAAGGCCGAAAGCTATAGGATACAAGCAGAAAGTAATGATGCCATAGTCCAAGAAAAGACTAGAATTCAATCTGCTTTGAATGATACAATGAAAAAAGTATCAGGATTAGAAAGTAGTTTAGAGGTATTAAAGAAAGAGATTTTAGACAAGGATGCAGAATTGTTGGATTTAAAAGCCTACATTCCTAAACTTGAAGAAACTGTTCCTGCCATTAAACTAAAGAAAACCAATACTGTTAAACCTGAAGAAGTATTGCCTATAAATTCTACTGTTAATAACCGGTCGAAAACAAAGGTTGAGGACGGTAATACATTCTAATGGCAAATACAGTAATCCAAATTAGAAATTCAACGGTCACGGGAAATGTCCCATCATCGTTGGCCAATGGTGAAATTTCCATCAATAATCGAGATGGAAAGTTTTTCTATTCCACTCCTGCTGGTTCAATTGTTACTCACCATCCCTTTTTAGGCCCAGCAGGTCTTAATAAGGAAATTCAATTCAATGATAGTGGTACTTTAGGTTCCAATTCTGGCTTAGCCTTTGATAAAGCATCTGGTTCATTAAATGTATCCACTAGTATTATTGTTAGTGGTATAAATTTAGGTGCATATGCTAATGCTGCATTCAATACGGCTAATGCTGCTTTTCTAGCTGCTAATGCTGCAACAGCAACCGATACAACACAGAATAATAGCATCACAGCTGCTTTTCTAGCTGCTAATGCTGCAACAGCAACCGATACAACACAGAATAATAGCATCACAGCAGCATTCGCTGCAGCTAACGCTGCTTTTCTAGCTGCTAATTCTGCTACTACAATTGATGTTACTCAAAATAATAGCATCACAGCTGCATTCGTTCGTGCTAACAATTCTATTAATGCAAATACTGGTGGTACAATAACAGGTAATGTAATTATTTCTGCCAATTTAACGGCTTCGAATATTGCTTCACAAAGTTATGTCCAGTTTGGAGATGGCACAAAGCAATTCACAGCTAATGCTGGTAGTGGAGGAGGTAGTAGTTCTAGTATTACCAACGGAACCAGTAACGTATCAGTTGCATCTAGTGGTAATGTAACTGTTACAGTAGGCGGAACAGCTAACGTAATGACAGTTAGTTCTGTAGGAACTGCTATAACAGGAACATTAAGCGCAAGTGGAAATGTTTCTTTTAATCAAACAATCATCAGTATCTCTGCCAATACAACAGCTATAAGCTACGCATCTTATGTATTGACAGCAAGTTTAACATTAACATTACCAGCAAGTCCTTCCGTTGGTAACTGGATTAATTTTACTAATCGTAGCGGAACTACTACTTCTGTGATAGCGAGAAATGGGTCAAACATTATGGGATTAGCGGAAAACATGACATTGAATTCATTAAATGCTAGAGCTACATTAGCTTATACAGGAGCTTCACAAGGATGGGTGATAATGAATGAGTAACTTTACAACATTCTCAAAATCCGGAAATCTAGCTTATGACGTAGCTGTGACCGTAGTGGCAGGTGGTGGCGGCGGCGGTGCATTTTTAGGTGGTGGCGGCGGAGCAGGTGGGGTTTCTTCTTTTACATCATATACAATTAAACCAGGAACAGCTTATACTGCCAATATAGGTGCAGGCGGCGCCGGAGGAGTATCAAATGGTGCTGGCACATCCGGATCAAATAGTAGATTTGGTAGCGCTAACACATCGCAAATTCTATCAATCGGCGGATCAGGTGGTGGCGGATCTGGTGCTGGTGCAGGTCCATCAGTAGGAGGATCAGGCGGTGGGCTAGGTGGTCAAAATAACTATAGTGCGTTTGGTGCTAGAGCTCCGGGTATTCCAGGTCAAGGATTTGATGGTGGAATTTTAATTTCTGGAGCAGCATTATGCGGCGGCGGTGGCGCAAATGGCGCAGGAGCGAACGGAGCAAGTACAGCATCAGGTGGTGTAGGTATTGCCAATCCTATAACAGGGTCAACTGCGGGCCAATTGGTATCTGGTACATATTTTTTAGCAGGTGGTGGTGCATCAGGATCAAGTCCAGGCAGCACAGGCGGCAACGGTGGTGGTGGAAATACCGGAATATCAGGCACAGTCAATACAGGTGGTGGTGGTGGTGGACAAAATAACGGTACAGGTGGTGCAGGTGGTTCTGGTATCGTAATTATATCTATCCCTATTGATAATTATCCGGGCAATGCTAACGTGTCAGGAACTTATACATATGCCAATACAGCCACGAATATTATTCTTGGATTTACAGGTAATACTGTTTACACAGCATGAAGTCATTTAAAATTAAATCAAGTATTAATTTACTACTTAACAACTAATATAAATAAAAGAATATGGCTACTCCTTCAACTCGTGCAGAATTCAAAACTTACTGTTTAAGAAAACTTGGTTTTCCGGTTATTGAAATTAACGTGGATGATGACCAAGTAGATGACCGTATAGACGATGCTCTATCATATTTTCAAGACTATCATTTCGATGGTACAGAGAAGATGTATATGAAGCACCAACTGACAGTCGCAGATATTAATCGCCGATGGATATATGCACCAGATGCGGTGACATTTGTAACTGGTGTTTTTCCATTCAATAACTCTAACGCATCAATCAATATGTTTGACTTGCGTTATCAATTACGTTTGCATGATTTATATGACTTTACATCAGTTTCTTATGTGTCATATGAAATTACCATGCAGCATATAAGAACACTTGAACTGTTGTTCTCAGGTACACCACAGTTTAGATTTAATCGTAAACAAAACAAAGTATTCATTGACATAGATTGGACAAGAGATGTTCAAGTAGGTGATTATGTTATCATTGAATGTTATAGATCATTGAATCCATCAACAGTTACTTTAACTGGTACTGTATCATATACAGCTGGAAGCAATGTCGTAACTGGTTATGGTACAACATACGATCAACAGTTTCTAGAAAATGATTTTATCACATTCAATAGTGTTGATAGTTTTCAAGTAGATAAAATTGATTCGCCAACATCATTAAGAATTCGTGGCCCAATGGTCAACACAGCAGCCAATGTCTCTGCAACAATCTCTGGTAATCCAGATGTTTGGGGTGATAGGTTCTTAAAGAAGTATGCTTATGCATTAATCAAAATGCAATGGGGTAACAACCTTAAAAAGTTTGCTGGTGTGCAATTGCCAGGTGGTGTAACTCTAAATGGTAAAGAGATTTATGATGAGGCTGTTGAAGAAATTAATAAGCTAGAAGAAGAGATGCAAATTATTAATGTATTGCCAAATGAAATACTGTTAGGTTAAATTTCGTGGCAACTAATTTCTATTTTAATAATTTTCCAGCTAATCAAGTCACCAGTGAGCAATTACTGGTGGAAGACCTTGTAATCGAGTCTCTTGGTATTAATGGTATGGATGTTTACTATATGCCACGATCAAGTGGTGATAGTGAAGATTTATTGTATGGTGAAGATACATTAAAACAATATACATCATCTTACCCAATTGAAATGTATTTAGAAAATGTGACTGGTATGGATGGTGAAGGTGATTTCATGTCCAAATTTGGTCTTGAAATCCGAGATGAATTAACTCTCCTTGTTTCTCGCCGTCGATTTGCCTCAACAGTAAATCAAATACGCCCATTTGAAGGTGATTTGATTTACATTCCATTAATTGAAAACTTCTTTGAAATTACCTTTGTGGAAAACGAAAACAACCAAGCCATGTTTTATACATTGGGTCGTGGCCGTGGTGGTAATGTTTATGTTTATGCATTGAAAATGAAACAATTTGTATTCTCTAATGAATTAATTCTCACTGGTAATGCAGAAATTGATGGACAAATTATAGATTCCTATCCACGAACAAGGTTTACATTGAAATCTGGTGGTTCAGGCGTATATGTTGCCGATGAAATTGTTTATCAATCAGCTGACACAACATACGCCAACTCTAGTGCAGAAGCTACGGTACATGATTATGTTATTGGTTCTTCATTAGATGTTTATAGGTTAAGTGGAGATTTTACTGCCAACTCATTTGTATATGGTGTAACCTCTGGTGCAGCTTGGAGAATTAATACTGAATCTGATACAGCAACAATGGACAATGCATTTGAAGATATCATTGATAATAATAGAATTGAAGGTGAAGCTGATAATGTAATCGACTTTACTGAGCATAACCCTTTTGGTGAACCATAATGCTAAATAATTCACATTTCTATAATCGTACAATTCGTAAGATTGTGGTGGCATTTGGATCTATGTTTAATGATATTCAATTGATACGTTATTCTAAAGACGGTTTAACGGCTCACGAAATTACAAAAGTGCCATTGAATTATGGTGCCAAAGAAAAATACCTTGTTAGAATTAATTCTGATCCAACTTTAACAAAATCAATTGCAACAACCGTTCCTAGAATGAGTTTTGATATGGAAGGTTTGGCATACGATTCTAGTAGAAAACAACAAACAACATTACAAAACTTTGCGTTTGGTTCATCAAAAATGAAAACGCAATATGCACCTGTTCCTTACAACTTTGATTTTAGTTTATCCATATATGTAAGAAACACAGAAGATGGTACACAAATTCTAGAACAAATTTTACCATTCTTTACACCAGACTTTACAGTTACAGTTGATTTCATTAAAGAAATGGATCAATTGTATGATATGCCTATTATGTTAAATTCAGTATCATCTCAAGTTGATTATGAAGGTGATTTTATGAACACAAGGTTGATTATTTGGAACTTAGAATTTACAGCAAAGGCCTATATTTGGCCACCAGTTGTTTCTCCTTCCTCAAATAAAGGATTAATTCTACAAGCAAATACCAATCTATACACCGATTCTACCAATCTAGATGCACAGAAAGTTTTTGTTGATTACGCAAATGGCAAATCTGGTTACTTTACAACTGGTGAAGATATTGGTGTTATTAATAAAGATACAACAGGTAAAGTTTTATACTTCAGTAACACAGGAGCAGGTCAATTAGTTGTTACTGACTTATCACAACGACTTGAAGTTGGTGATAAACTTGTTGGACTATATTCTAACTCACGATATACAATTAAAACTGTAGACAATTCTCCAACAAAAGCCGTTGCAATTGTTATTATACCAAAGCCAGCTGGTGCCAATGTTGACAAAGCATATGGATTTGAAGAAATATTTACTGAATGGCCTGATACATTATGAGTAAAGTAAACGATAGCTTATCTGATATTTTTGATATTGGACCTTTAGAAGAACCAAAATACTTACCTGTGACAAAGGTAGAAATGCCTGTTGTCTTAGATGGTGATGATATTGATGTTGATTCTTCTTTAGCCAGAACCAATATCAAAAATCTTATAGTTAAAGGTACAGATTCTATTGATGACCTATTAAGAGTAGCTAAAGAGTCTGAACATCCAAGAGCATATGAAGTTGCTGCCAATTTTATTAAAACATTGGCTGATTTAAATAAAGACCTTTTAGAGATTCAAAAAAGAAAACAAGAGTTGAGACCTGAAAACAATCAAAGCAATTCATCCATTAATGTTAAGAATGCCGTATTTGTTGGTTCAACCGCAGAGTTATTAAAACAAATTAGAGAGAATAAGTAATTATGGAACAATTAATCCAACAACTCAAAGTTATTCTAGGCACTAACTTTGCATTATACCTAAAGAGTCACAACTTTCATTGGAACATTGAGGGTCAAAACTTTCCACAATACCACGATTTCTTAAATGGTTTTTATAGTGAAGTGTTTGCACAAACAGATTTGATTGCTGAGCATATTCGATACTTAGATTCGTATGTTCCAGGTTCAATGCAAAGGTTCTTAGAATTGGCAGACATTGAAGAATCTGTTGATATGATTCCATCAGCATTAGCGATGATGGCACAAATCAAATCTGACAACGATAGATTCATCGTTCATCTCCGTGCAGGTATTGTTGCTGCTGATCAAGCAGATGAACCAGCTGTATCTAATTTTCTGCAAGAACTTTTAGGCGCTCATCAAAAGAAAGCATGGATGCTGCGTAGTATTATAAAGTAAACAATGTTAAATAATAATGGATATAACGGCAACTCATCACTCAAAAGAATAGGAATTGATTTTTCTTATTCTGAAGAACAGGTATTAGAGTTAGCTAAGTGTGCAGATGACCCAATATATTTTATTGATAACTATTGCTATATTGTAACACTTGACCACGGTATCCAACCGTTTAAACTTTACGATTGTCAAAAAAGAAAGATTAAATTAATACATGATAATCGTAAAGTCATTCTCATGGAAGGTCGACAACAAGGTAAAACCACCTCTGCTGCGGCCTATATTCTATGGTACACCTTATTTCAAGAAAATAAAACTGTTGCCGTTCTTGCAAACAAGGCATCAACAGCTCGTGAGATTATGGCTCGATATCAATTGATGTTTGAACATCTGCCTGATTGGATGCAACAAGGTATTAAAACATGGAACAAAGGTGACATTGAATTAGAAAATGGTTCAATTGTATTTACTGCGGCAACAACGGCTGCTGGTATTCGTGGTAAGTCAGTTAACTTACTGTACATTGACGAAGCTGCAATCATTCCAAATACTGTGGCTGATGCATTTTTTACTGCGGTATATCCAGTTATTTCTGCCGGTCAAACAACAAAAATTCTTATTACCTCAACACCATTGGGTTATAACCATTTCTGGAAATTTTGGAATGATGCCGTTAATAAGAACAACGACTTTGTACCGATGTTTATTCCTTACTCTGAGATTCCAGGCAGAACTGAAGCATGGGCACTTGAACAGAAGAGACAACTAGGTGACCTGAAGTACAATCAGGAAGTACTCTGTAAGTTCTTAGGATCGTCCCTGACGTTGATTAACTCAGACACCATTGAGTATATGTCAACTTGTCCTACAGTCTATTCCAAAGACGGTTTAGATTTGTATGAGTACCCTGTCAAAGCACAGCTTGATGAAGATACTGAAGAACTAATAGGCAAACCACATTCATATGTTATCGTTGCCGATACAGCTAAAGGCGTTGGTGGTGACTATTCTGCATTTGTGATTATGGATGTGTCATCAGTACCATACAAACTAGTGGGTAAATTTAGAGATAATAAGATAGCACCAATGTTATACCCAAGCGTCATATATAAAGTGGCAAGAGATTATAATATGGCATATGTGTTGATTGAGGTTAACTCAAGTGAGCAAGTGGCTCATATCATGCATAACGAATTAGAATATGAAAACCTTATTTTTGTAAATAGAGATACCAAAACAGGACAAACAGTTACCGGTGGTTTTGGTGGTGGTAAAACTCAACTTGGTGTGCAAACAGATAAGAGAGTAAAACGTATTGGATGTTTTACATTCAAAGCATTAGTAGAAGAAAAGAAGTTATTAATAACAGATGCAGATACCATATCAGAGATTTCAACTTTCATTCAGGTAAAGGATAGTTATGCCGCAGATGATGGTTACCATGACGATTTGGTTATGCCATTAGTATTGTTTAGTTGGTTAACGACTAACCCATACTTTAAAGAATTAAATGATGTTAATATTCGTGAAGCAATGTATCAAGCCAGAATTAAACAAATTGAAGAAGATGTTGTTCCTTTTGGATTTGCATTTAATGGAACAGAAGAGGACTACTCAGTAGAAGATGGCGATATGTGGAAACCAGAAACTCCATCGGGATATCTGACTTCAAATTTGTAAAAACTAAAAAAACTAAATAGAACATAAAGTATAATTGTCCCGTAAACTAAGGAGTAAAAAATGGCCTTTCAGCTATCACCTGGATTAAATATATCAGAAATCGACCTGACAACTGTTGTCCCTTCGATTGCCACTTCGACTGGTGGTGTTGCTGGAAATTTTAACTGGGGTCCAATTGATGAAGTCACTACCATTACTGACGAGGTTCGCCTTGTTGACCGTTTTGGTAAACCAGACTCTACAAATTATGAATATTGGTTCTCAGCCGCAAATTTTCTAGCATATGCAAACAATTTAAAAGTAGTTCGTGCTGCAAACACTTCATCAACATTGAACGCCACCGCAAACGGCGTTGGTGCTTTGATTAAAAATGAAAGTGACTATGTTGCAAACTGGGAAGCATCGGCCAATACATCACTTGGTCCATTTGGTGCTCGTTATGCAGGCGCAGCAGGAAATTCACTAAGAATTTCTATGTGTCCAAGTTCACAAGCATTTTCATCAAACTTAACTGTCACAGACTCACTAAGAGCAAATGCTGTTACCTCTGGTGCCACAACTCTGAATGTTAACGGTAATGCAAATGCAGCTGCTAACGTGGTTGCTGGCGACTTAATTTCAGTTGACGGTGGTACAACATATCT